CAGCCGAAACACATAACCGAGCTGACTACACAGCGTTGACTACATGGGGTGTGTTTTTTAACGAAGAGGTAGATAATTATAATATTATATTGTTAAATAGTGTAAAAAAGCGTATGGAGTTTCCAGAACTAAAAACTATGGCTATGGAAGAATATACAGAATGGGAGCCTGACTCCTTCATCGTGGAGAAGAAAAACTCTGGTGTGGCTCTCTATCAGGAAATGCGTAGAATGGGATTACCCATACAAGAGTACACACCGCATAGAGGTTCAGGTGATAAATTAGCAAGGTTGAACTCTGTGTCAGATATGGTATCATCTGGTTTAGTATGGGTTCCAGAAACTAGATGGGCAGAAGAAGTTGTAGAAGAAGTTGCAGGATTCCCATTTATGAGCCATGATGACTTAGTTGACTCAACTGTTATGGCACTAATGCGTTTTAGACAAGGTGGGTTTATAAGACTACCGAATGACGAACCTGAAGAAACTATTTATTTCAAAAGGCGAGGTCAGGGATATTATTAGGGGATAAACTATGGCTATAGAAAAAGCAATCAATCCAGCATCTTTGCCGATAGAAGAAGAGGCAAAAGCGAATACTAAATTACCAGAACCTGAATTAGAGATAGATATTGTCAACCCTGATATGGTCACATTAGATGATGGTAGTGTAGAAGTAACTATAATCCCAGGAGAAGATAACGTAAAAGGCGGGTTTGATTCTAACATAGCAGAAGAATTAGAAGAGGGTGTGTTAAATACTTTGTCTTCAGATATTGTAGGTCTTATAGATGCCGACACAGAAAGTCGTAGAGATTGGGCAGATACCTTTGTAAAAGGATTAGATGTATTAGGATTTAAATATGAAGAACGCACAGAGCCCTGGGAAGGAGCTTGTGGAGTATACTCTAACGTGTTAGCAGAAGCTGCTATAAGATTTCAGGCAGAAACAATGAGTGAAACATTTCCTGCAATGGGACCTGTAAAGACAAAAATACTTGGTGATGAAACAAAAGAAAAAGAAGAAGCAGCTAGTCGTGTAAAAGCTGACATGAACTACGAACTTACAGAACGTATGATAGAGTACAGGGCAGAACACGAAAGATTATTATATAATTTAGGGTTAGCAGGCTCTGCATTTAAAAAGATATACTATGATCCTAATATGGGTAGACAGATGTCAGTGTATATACCAGCAGAGGACGTGATAGTTCCTTATGGTGCGTCACACATAGAGACAGCAGAACGTGTTACTCACGTAATGAGAAAAACAAAGAATGAATTAAAGAAATTACAAGTTGGTGGATTTTATCGAGATATAGAAGATTTAGGTGATCCACAACCATATCATACAGATATAGAAGAAAGAAAAGCAGAAGAGGGTGGATATTCTCTTACCGATGACGATAGATATACAATATACGAAGTTCATGCTGATTTAGTTATTGAAGGTATAGACGATTCAGATGAAGGAATAGCCAAGCCGTATGTGGTTAGTATCGAACGAGGAACTGGTGAGGTATTAGCCATACGTAGAAATTGGAACCCAGAAGACCCCTTGATGTTAAAAAGACAACACTTCGTACATTACGCATACGTACCAGGGTTTGGTTTTTATGGGCTTGGCTTAATACATATTATAGGTGGGTATGCTCGTGCGGGTACATCTATAATAAGACAACTTGTTGATGCAGGCACATTAGCGAATCTTCCTGGGGGATTGAAGTCCAGAGGGTTAAGAATAAAAGGTGACGATACACCGATAGAACCTGGGGAGTTTAAGGATGTTGATGTGCCTTCTGGTAGTATCCGTGATAATATCATGCCACTGCCATATAAAGAACCAAGTCAAACATTACTCGCTCTTCTTAATAATATAACAGCAGAGGGTAGGAGATTAGGAGCAATAAGCGATACGAATATATCTGATATGTCAGCAAATGCTCCAGTAGGAACAACGCTTGCATTATTAGAAAGAACTTTAAAACCTATGGCAGCAGTGCAAGCTCGTGTGCATTACGCCATGAAACAAGAGTTTAAACTTTTAAAACTTATAATAGCAGAATATGCACCTGCAGAATACTCTTACCAACCTATGAGAGGTGAAGTAGGAGCTAGAAAAGCAGATTATGGATTAGTGGATGTTATACCTGTAAGTGACCCTAACAGCACAACTATGGCTCAAAGAGTTGTTCAATATCAAGCCGTGTTACAAATGGCTACGTCTGCACCACAAATATACGACTTAAAACAACTACATCGACAGATGATAGAAGTTTTAGGAGTAAAAAATGCAGACAAATTAATACCTATGCAGGAAGATATGAAACCTGCTGACCCTGTAAGTGAGAATATGAACTCATTAACTGGTAAACCTATGAAAGCATTTATTTATCAAGATCACGATGCACACATAAAAACACATATGGCTTTCTTACAAGACCCTGCCATAACGCAAATGATAGGTCAGAACCCACAAGCAAATCAAATAATGGCATCTTTACAAGCACATATAGCAGAGCATCTAGCCTTCAACTATAGGAAACAGATGGAAGAACGTCTTGGAGCACCTTTACCACCGCCTAATGAGGAGTTACCACAAGAAGTAGAAGTTAATCTTGCTAGATTAGTGGCGGATGCTGGACAGCAGTTAACACAAGCACATCAACAACAGGCAGCACAACAGGCAGCACAGCAAGCCGCACAAGACCCTGTTAACCAGATGAGACAGCAAGAACTTAATATAAGACAGGCAGACATACAGAGAAAAGCACAAAAAGATGCTGCAGATACACAACTAAAACAAAGAGAACAAACTAGAAAAGAGAAAAAAGATGCGGTTGATGCACGATTAGAAACAGAACAAATAAAAATAAATAAAGCTGAAATAGCTATAGACGCTCAAAAAGCAGGGGCAAAGATAAAAGAAGATTCTAAATTAAACAAAGGTAAACTTGAATTAGATTTATTAAAGTCAATGAAGGATTAATTTATGACAACAATGTTAGACGTTTTAAAGAAAAGTTTAGAAGAACAAAGACAAACTTCAATACAGTTTCTTACAAATGGTGGTCCTAAAGACTACTCTGCGTATAAGGAAGTTACTGGCCTAATCCGAGGTCTCGGGGTCAGTATCAATGCAATAGAAGACCTCGTGCGTAAACAGGAGAACTTAGAAGATGCGAATGAATGAATATGGTGCTAACGTTGTAATACCAAAAGAATTTACACAACAAAACAACCATTTTAAAAACCTAGACGACAGTTTAGAAGCGAACATACCAAAACCCGTAGGGTATCGTGTGCTTGTAGCTTTACCACAAGTATCAGATACATACGAAGGCACTAGCTTACTTAAAACCGATAAGGAAAAGAAGTTAGAATATGTTATGTCTATCATAGGATTAGTATTAGATATGGGAGACGGAGCATATAAAGATGAAGAAAGATTTCCCACAGGTCCTTGGTGTGAGGTAGGAGACTACGTTATGTTTCGTGCAAACACAGGAACTAGGTTTAAAGTGGGGGATAACGAATACAGATTAATGAATGATGATTCTATTGAAGCTGTGGTCGATAATCCAAACGGTATAATAAGAGCATATTAGGAGTAGATTATGGCAATGGAAAAAGTAGAATATCAATTTCCTGATGAGGGTAAAAATGATACAAAAGTTAAAAATGATGATATCGAGATTGAAAAATCTAGTGCTGTCGAAATTGACCTTTCTCCGAAGGACAGCAAGAGTGAAGCTAAAGAGGGGAAGGCCGAAGAAAAAGTAGAAACTAAAAAAGATGACTATGAAATAGAAGTTGTCAATGATGTTCCTAAAGCTGACAGAGGCAGAAAACCTTCTGAACCTCCCTCTGATATTACAGAAGAAGAGTTATCAGAATATTCTGATAAAGTTAAAAACAGAATAAAACATTTTAGCAAAGGTTATCACGATGAGCGTAGAGCTAAAGAACAAGCGTTCCGTGAAAAAACAGAACTTGAAAGACTAGCACAACAACTTGTTGAAGAGAATAAAAAACTAAAAGAAACTCAAAACAAGAATCAGACAGCTATGCTTGAGCAAGCTAAGAAAACAACAGCAAAAGACTTAGAAGAAGCTAAAAAAGCATATAAAATGGCTTATGATGCTGGAGATTCAGAAGCAATAGTTGCAGCTCAAGAAAACTTAACTGCTGCTAAGATTAAATCTGATAAATTAGATAATTTCAAAATACCCGCTTTACAAGAAGAAGATAGTGAGGTACAAAAGAAAGAGGAGAACGTTCCAACTCCACAGACTGACCAAAAAGCCTTAGATTGGCATAAAAACAATCCTTGGTATGGTACAGACGATGAGATGACAAGTTACGCATTGGGACTGCATAGCAAACTTGTTAAACAACATGGCAAAGAATACGCCAAAACTGACGAGTATTATGAGACCATAAATTCTCGTATGCGAAAATTATTCCCTGAGAATTTCGAGGGTGCAGAAGAAACAGAGGCGGAAGAGCCTAAAAAACCAGCGAATGTGGTAGCTCCAGCTACTAGGAGTACATCTCCTAAAAAAGTTAAGTTAACACAAACGCAAGTGAGTTTAGCTAAAAGGCTAGGTGTTCCGCTAGAAATGTACGCCAAAAAGGTTGCAGAAGAAATGAGGAAGAACAATGGCTGAGAATCGAATTAACCGAACTGAAACAACAAGAGATAAAACATCCCAAGCGAAGGCATGGCAGAGGCCAGAAATTTTGCCAACACCAAGCCCTGAAGATGGATATGTTTTTAGATGGATTAGAGTAAGTACACAAGGTCAAATCGACCCAACTAATGTTTCCTCGAAACTCCGTCAAGGATGGGAACCTGTAAAAGCATCAGATCACCCTGAAATTACGTTAGTTACTGTTGAACACGAAAAATTCAAGGATAACGTGGTTATAGGTGGATTAATGCTGTGTAAGATTCCTCAAGAAGCAGTTGATGAAAGAAATGCTTATTTCGAAGAACAATCTAAGCAACAGATACAATCAGTTGACAACAACTTGATGAGAGAAAACGACCCTCGTATGCCTCTCTTCAATGATAGGAAAACGAAGGTCACTTTTGGAAAAGGTAATTAATTAAGCAAAAGGAGACTATAAATGGCTTATCCAACCGTTGATGCCCCATATGGGTTAAAACCTATCAACTTGATTGGTGGTCAGGTGTATTCAGGCTCTACTCGTCTAATACCTATTGCATCAGGTTACGACACAAACATTTTTAATGGTGATGTCGTAAAGTATGTAAATACAGGAACTATCGAAAAAGATACTGGAACATCTACTGCTACACCTGTTGGTGTGTTTTTGGGGTGTTCATTTACTGACCCAAGTACAAGTCAATTAACTTTTAGACAATTTTATCCTGCAAATACTGCAGCTTCTGACATAGTAGGTTATGTGGTCGATGATCCAGATGTCCTATATAAAGTGGCTATAGTATCATCTGGCACAACCATAGGTGGTGTTGCTAGAACTGTTGTAGGTAATAATGCACCATTAGTACAAAATTCTGGAAGCACTGTAACAGGTAATTCTGGAGTTGCTATTGACGGTTCATCGGCAGCTACAACTCTGTCTTTACCAATGCGAATTATTGATTTAGTGCCTGACACTAAAGATAGTTCTGGTAACTTCACAGAGGCAATAGTTAAGTGGAATGAACCACATCTTGCAGAGGGTACACCTAATACGACTACAGGTGGACACATCTACAGAAACCCAATTGGTATATAAGGAGATATAAACTATGGCAATTTCAAGAGCCCAATTATTAAAAGAACTCCTTCCTGGGTTGAACGCCCTCTTTGGGATGGAGTACGCAAAATATGGTGAAGAACATCAAGAAATCTTTGAGCAAGAGACTTCTGACCGTTCTTTTGAAGAAGAAACAAAGCTATCAGGCTTTTCTGCAGCACCAGTCAAGAACGAAGGTTCAGCGATTGAGTATGACTCTGCACAAGAGGCTTTTACTGCTAGATACACACACGAAACAGTGGCAATGGGTTTCGCTATTACTGAGGAAGCCATTGAAGATAACTTGTATGACTCTTTGTCAGCTCGTTATACTAAAGCACTTGCTCGTGCTATGGCGTATACAAAGCAGGTAAAAGCAGCAACCATACTTAACAATGCTTTTGCTGCAGGCACTACTTACGGTGACGGACAAACACTTTGTTCTACCGCTCACCCATTAGTTAGTGGTGGAACTAACTCTAACAGACCAGCCGCCGCTGCGGATTTAAACGAAACTTCTTTAGAAGCAGCCGTTATCCAAATCGGACAGTGGACTGATGAGAGAGGACTAAAGATAGCAGCTAGACCTAGAAAGTTGGTCATACCTTCAAACTTACAGTTTGTAGCAACTAGATTGTTAGAAACAGAAGGTAGAGTAGGAACTGCAGACAACGACATTAATGCACTACGCAATAATGGTTCTGTACCAGAAGGTTATACAATTAACCACTACTTGACTGACACAGATGCTTTCTTCCTAATGACTGACGTACCTAATGGACTAAAACATTTTGTTAGAAGTCCAATGGCAACATCTATGGATGCTGACTTTGATACAGGTAACAGCAGATATAAGGCTAGAGAGAGATACAGCTTTGGCGTATCAGATCCTCTAGGCATCTTTGGTTCCCCAGGAGCCTAAAAAATTTGAGGGGGTACTTGCTACCCCCCTTTTTTTATGTATAATAAATTAACCTTGACGAAGAATTAACTTCGACAATAGCCGAGACAAGGAGATTAATATGGCTGTACATTTTACTGGACCGATACTTTTCGCAGGAAAAGACGGACAAAGAGAATGGTTTGGGAATTTACCAATCGACAAAAATCCCGACTTCGTAGTATATTTTGATGATTTTACTGGAGTAACATTAGACAATACCAATGACTGGACTGTCGTAA